AAATACTTATCTTTTGAGGTAAAAGTTTAGATGTTTTCAAATCAATAAAAAAATCTTCTTTAGTATTTTTATCTTCAAAATGAAAATCAGTATATCCTATAAATGGAATACCTTTTATTTCAACTTCTACCTTTTTTTGATAGTTTAGTAATGTCCACCTATAAGCATATTCTTGAAATGTCTTAACACCTAATTCTAATAATGGTACTAAGTTTGCTCTTTCATCATCTACTTTAGGGTCATTTATTTGTAAACAATTAGCATCATATTCGGCTATCATCTTTTGACTAGCTTCTTCAATAGGCATACCATGAAGAAACATATTGATACCAGATTCCACAACTTGCCCTCTAATAGCTGGTGCAGAAGTTGGGAATTGATAACCAAATATTCGCCTTAATGCCCATCTCTCACGATAAAAAGCAAATTCATTAAGATGACTAAATGACAATGGAAGTAAACCCTTTCCATAATCATTAAACTTTTCAAAATGCTCTATCATATCTTGTCAATCCACTCTTGAAGATGTTTTTTATTTTCAAGAACTTGGACTTTTAAATCAAAACATTGGTCATGAACATTACTAACCCTGCCAAATTTTAGGATATATTGGTCAAGAGCAAAAACTAGTTTATCCATTACACAAATATCATTTAAATGTTTTGTTATTGCAGATTGTTTTTCATTATCTTGATCTGCTTCTATTTGGTTTAATTCTTCTCCAAGATTATATTTATATGACATTAATCTTTCTCCTTTAACAATGTATCGTTTAACAATGTGTATTGAGCATAGGTTTTGCCATTTTCATAAATATTATTAGTGACAATATTATAACCTTCATTCCTAAGAACAAAAATTCTATCAGCTAATCTAAAGCTTCCGTACTTTTGTAATGCTTCTAATGGTGTTATTGATTTACCACTTTTTAAGTGATTAAGTATATTTGACTTTTGTGTATTTGATCTTTGTGTATTTGACATAATAATCCTTTCTATAAATTACGTTTTGCCATTTCCCTCTCATTAACAACCTTAGTTCTTAGGTCATCACGAAAGGCTTTGAAGGATTCAAATCTAATTTTAGACTGATTCCTCTTTTTTAAGGTTATTCCGTATCTATCAAAATAATCCTTAAACTTTGTGTCCGAATAAATTAAACCATTTAATTCGGTCATATTTTTATAATTACCTTTTCTGCTGTAGTAAATAGTTAATTCTGCAACAATCATTTTTTCTTCTTTTTTCATTAATTCTACAGCAGTATCTAAATCAGCAAATGTAATACCTAATTCTTCTTGCTGATAAGATAGTTTGTTAGGTTCAAAATCTGCTAAATAAATATCACTCATTAGAATGGTATTTCATCATCAAGATCATTACTTGGAATATTGTTAGTTGAAGCATTTACAGGTTTTGAACCAAAAGAAAAGCTATTAACTCTTAACATTAAAATAGTTTTAACCACTCCTTTTATTTCATATTCTTTAGTTGATAATTCACCATTAACAAATATTTGCTGACCTTTTACAAGGTGTTTTACTGCACCCTCGCCTTGTTTACCCCACAAAGCACAATCAACCCACATTGTCTTTTTATTGTCACCATAACCAACATTTGTTCCTATAGCGAAGTTACAAACCTTATAACCAGATACTTCTTTTAATTCAGCATCTTTACCAATTCTTCCGTCAAAACTACACATATTCATGTTATTACTCCCTTTTATTCTTCACTTATGCTAATGACTTCTAGTTCATTTAATAAGGTTTGATAATCTCGCCTTTTAGCAATATTTTTCCACCTTTTTTCGGCTTCTTCATAGTTTCTAGCTTTAATATTAACATTGTAATATTTTGTTTCCTTACAATGGATTACAAATTCAGAAAGTTTTACTTCATTTTTGATCATATAAATTACCCCACTCTTTATAATAAATTTTTTCTTTTAACTTTTCTTTCCATTCCTCATTTATAGATTTATCTTTATGTGCCAAATCATGACATGATCTGCAAACTGGGAATAAATTATCAATCCTATTTAATCTGTTGTTTTTAACCCCACCCATGCCTTTAGGTATTAAGTGGTGTATATCTACAGCTTGTTTTCTAAAGCACCCCCAACAGATGGGAATATGACTTTCATCATACCCCCAAAAGTCGGCAAATAGTTTTTTATAATTTTTTAAGGTTTTCATTAAAAGCACTCACAGCATTTTTTGTTAATTTTTCAATATCCTCGACACTAAAATGTCCAGAACCCATAGACCTGCCAACAATACCAGTAACAAAAATATCCATTCTTTGGGTATCGCCTTTATTGAAACCATTATTTTGTTGTGGTGGTTGTGGTGAATTTAATGCTTGAATAGTTGGTGAGTTCCACCCACTATTATCAACAACATTTCCTAATGTTTGAGGTGCATTATTTTGCTGAACATTATTATCAGCAATTTGAACATCTTTAACATTAGTGTATTGGTTGCCATTTGCTGACGTTTTAACATTCATTACAGTATAATTGATAGCATCACCAGAATTGGGCATAGGGTTCATAACTACACCCCTATAGTACAATCTAGTTCCATCAATTAGATTTATTGAATAGTTAGGAACACCATCTTTAGTATTATCATAAATTTTATCTATTATATTAGCCATTTTACCCTCTATTTATTTAGTACACTATAACCACGACCCTCAAGACATCTATTAACGAAGTCTGAACGAGTGTTTAATTTTGGACTTAACCACAATACTTTCCACCTAAGATTATTATAGATGGTTTTACCTATGTTCCAACCAGAACTAGTCTGATCTTCAACTAGGCTTTTACAAGTAAAATAGTCATCATGAAATCTGTTCATATCGCCTTTGATATTTGCAGATGATTTTCCCCTGCTATCTACTATTGGCATTGTAGAACACCCCCCTATAGACACCAGAACGAAAATTATTGAAATTGTTTTATACATTTTTTTGATCTCCAAATCATTATTAAACCTACATTATTTTTTTGGTTAAATCTACAAAAAAAACATTATTAGACAAAAACCTATAGTTACAAAAACCATACATTCCAAAAGAAAAACACCATAATTTTTAAGAATATTAATCATTTTGTTACCTCTTTAATCATAACAATTTTATCAAAACTTAAATTATGGTCTATATATGCTTGGTCTTTAAGTTCATATTTTTCACATTCTCTATCTGGATAATCAGCAGTATTTACAGTTTTTAAAACACTTTTAGTTTTAACACCTTTGCCATTGTTCCAGACAAACCAAGATATTTTCCAAGTTCTTTCCATTAATTTTCCCCTTTTAATTTTTCTAATACTAATTTATTTAGATTATATCTAATCCCATAGATTAAATTTAGTTCTGCTTTTTCTTTATCTTTGTCTAGTTGCTCTTTATTGATTTCTCTAGCTTGATTAAGCATTTCTGAATACTCCTTAACCAAACCATAATATTGAGCCACAGACATATTCAGAACCCTAGCAGTATAAAGTTCTGTATTTCCAATTTTTGGTAGATTATTCATTAGTTTGCTCCCTTAATAATATCACCATTATTATCGACATTAAGACTTTTAAGAACCTTAATTCTTTCTAGTCTAGTTTGCTTAATACATAGCTTTTCAAAGTTCATAGGTCTGTATTTGTTATGCTCTTTGACCTTACCAGTAACTACAATCTTATGATTTTCTTTTACTGGTGAGTTCCATTCTAATCTGTTCTTATCAGCTAAATCAGCAGAACCTTTATAGACAAAGATGTTTCCATCATTATCTGACATTGTGTAAATGTTGACATAATTCCATTGTGTAGAATAACCAGTAATTTTATTAACAGTTAATTCAACTTCAACCTTATCGCCAACATTACCAACAAAGTTTGTTTTCTTAGCTTGTTGAATGGCTTTACCTTTCCAACCTTTAGTAACTAAAGAAATGATTTTAGCTTTTTGAAAAAGTGTTCTTTTCATTTTATGCAATTCATTTTCTTTTAGTTTATTTGCCAAAAACTTTTTTTCTTTAAAGTTCATTAAACTATCTTTGGATATTTGCATTTTTGTTTCTAGTGCAATATTAAAGAAACCTCTTAGCTTATGCTTACTTTCCCAAGAAAATCTATCTGACATTTTACGAACCCATGCAATATCGTCTTTGATTTTCTCGTATCTGATTTTTTCAGATTTTTCTTCTGCAATTTCTTCTGGGGTTCTAAAGTCATAAGGGTTTTGTTTACTAGGCTCTTTAGCTAAATAAAGACCATTAATAACCCTTTGTTTTTTACAAAATGCTTTAGCCTTTTCTTGGGCATTATGAAAGTCAATCGCAAGGTTTACAAGATGTTGGGTTTTATATTCAACCCTAGCTATAGGAACACCACCCTCTGCTTTACCCCATACTGTTTCTTTCCAGTTAGCATAAAGAGAATATAATTTATCTTCCTTACCCAAACCAACAAAAAGAGATGTGATAGTATCACACCCCCCAACAAAATCTTTTGCCATTTCTAAATTGTTCATATCCACCCCCTATTTATGTGAAACATTGTTGGTTTCGATCATCTTTTTGATCTTATGACAAGCAACCCCAATAGCTTTAAGTTCGTTGTCTAATTCAAAATTTTTAAGAAATGGGTAATCCAGATCATAGATTATTTTTTCAATATCTGAAATTTTGTAGTGCATATCTATATTTTTTTTTGTGTTAGTTAAATTTGTCATTTTGATCTCCAATTTATTATTATTATTATTTATTAGCTACTGCAATTCCTGCATGATAAAGAGCATACAATTTTGTATTTGGAACTTTGCCATACTTTGTATAACCATCAGTATAACCATTTAAAGCAAACTTATAACCACTTTGAAAAGTAGCTGATGTAGTTCCAAGACCATGTAAATCCATTGGATTTTGTGTAATTGCATGGTCATAAACTCTTTGTACATCTTTGTTTGTAATCTTTTTCATACTAATCTCCAATAACTAATCTTAATAACCTAATATTTATTCTAGGTTATTACAAGTGCTTTTTTAACTTTTTTTAAATTATTTTCAAACTATTGTTAATTATGGCTTTATTTGATACTATCTGATAGAAAGTAATTATACTCTGATCTCCAATCGTTGTATAAATAGGGGGTAAATTATTATTTCTTTGATGTACTTAAATAAATCGCAGTATTTATAGGAAGTGAAACAGAAGTAGGTTTACCCCTTATGACTAAAGAATCAGACATTCAAATAGCTTGTAATCAATATCTAAACATCTTAGCTAATACCTATTATTTCCGTCATTTTCATGTGCCAAATGAGGGTAAAAGGTCTATTTCATATCATGCTAAAATGAAGAAAATGGGTTTGAAATCTGGCTGTCCAGACATAGTTGTTGAGTATCCACAAGGTAGGGTTTTATATATCGAACTTAAAAACGAAAAGGGTAGATTATCTGATAATCAAAAATTGTGGGCAGTACAATCTAAAGGACTAGGAACACCTCACTTTATAGTCAAGGGGGGTTTAACCGAATGTTTAGACCAAGTAAAACAAATCATTGAAACAAACATTCCCATGAGGTGTTGAGGATTGCCTAGTACACTTTATCCTTCTAGTGGGCAAAAGTCGCTGTACTGCCCTTAAATAGCCCTTAAAGGGCATCTTATTTTTTCTTTCTGTTTCTATATGTTAACTTTTTCATTGCTGAATTTTTCATTAATTTACCATTAGGCATATAATGATACCCCTTGGGTGCTTTTTTTCTTTTAGCCATTATTTTTTCTTCTTCTTAACTGGCTTTTTCTTTTTTTTCATAGGCTTAGATTTCATTCCATATCCTTTGTGCATTTCTTGTTCCTTTCTTTGTTTATTGTGTAGTGTCGTTACATGAAGATTATAAAAATAATTTCCAATCTTATTAAAAAACTTAGCTAATGTTAGCCAATGCCACAACATCATTTTTTCATATTCTCCCTTGCAACACCTTTTGACTTCTCAAAACTTCTCATTCCACCCAATCCCAATAACGAAAGTGTTAAAGTCATAAGTTCAGAAGTGGCTAATTTTGGTAAAGCTATTTCTGGCAACCATATTGCTGTTGCCCATTCAGCTATAGGCATTATAAAAAATTGTGTTAATAGACCTAATGCACAAATCCACATTATAGCAGGTCTTGCACCTGCCACAAATAAACTAGGGTGTTTAGCTTGTGCTGTATTAGCTTCAATTTGACCTTTTGCCAATTCTTGAGCATGACGAGATGCTAATGTTGCCAAGTCGTGAGCCAACTTATTTTTTTGGTCTTTATCTTCTATAAACTTACCAACTAATTTTGATACTGGTGCTATTAGTGATGTTAACATTTTATAACCCTTTCTCCAGGTAAATACCCTTATAAATCAATGACTTAGATACTTTTCCTCATCTTCTGTATCAACCTATCCCATCTGTTTGTAGTCTGATTATATGCTCTACTATCTTTCATTTCAACAATAGCTTTTTCAATATCATTATCTTGCAATGCTTTTTTAAATTTCTTGAACTGGTTTAGCTTTGGCAAACCTAATTGAAATGACATATGAGTTACACATTCTTTAACATTATCGTCTAAATCCATACCTTCATAAAAGGTTTCAGCATCTTGAATGGATACACCTAAATCTAAAACAAATAGTTCTGTTGCTCTTTGTTCTGTTATTGGGTTCATTAGTTCTTCTTTTTCATCATCTTTTATCAAATGCCCACAACCTATTGTCCAAAAACCTAAATGATCTTGGTAAGGCTCTAGCACCAAATGACCTTCTTCCCTCATTATATCGTCTTTTAAACTCTCTAAATCCATTATTTAACCCCATTCTTTTTAGCCATTTGATTAAACCCTATAAAAGAACCAATAACACCCATGTTTGATAATACCCATATTTCAGCAATGCCAGATAAATGGTCTATTCTTTCCATAGGCAATAATGGTGTCATTAATACAATTATAAAAATAGTTACAGATAAAGCACTAAACCAAACTAAATATCTTTGTTGATCTTCTTTTTTATCTCTATTTTCTAATAAAATAAGTTTTTCACGCATTTCAAACTCTTGATCTGAAATTATATTATCCCCATTAGTATCTAGTTCTTCAAACTTTGAACCCTTTTGTAATTTCTTCTGTGTCATTTCATAACCTCATTTAATCCAAAAACTTCAAAAATCATAAAGGTAAAAAACAATAATAAAATTCCACCTGCTATCAGTTTACCAGAAAAATTAGTTGAGCCTATTTTTATTGCTACAAATTCATTTCCTAAAATTCTTAAAATTAATTCAAAACTATTATCATTTATTTTTAAATCTAATGGTTTTTCATACATTTTATCTACATCTAATTTTTTTTCCATTAGTATACCTTTACTTTATCACTATCTATTTGAGGAACTAATTTACAAATACATTTATATGTTTCTGAACCATCTTTTGACATAAAATTTTGATCGCTTAACTTTTCTGCATAATAACTACAATCATTAACAGATTTAAAATAAATTGTTGAAGCATTTTTTTCACTTGGTTGCATAGCACAATATAATAAAAATGCAGTTATCATTTGGCTATGCTCCGTAAACTTTCCATGATTTGATCTATTGATGGTTCTTTACTGTTTAATTTATCATATTGACATTTATATTGCTTTGGGCAACCAATACTCAAATCTGCAAAATCTAAATCAAATCGTTTATTAGCACCCTCGTATATACAAGCTAATTTATCTTTATAAACTTTTTGTTTTTTTAATCGGCAAGTTGTCATTTTTGGTAAAATAATTGTCCCATTGTTTATTTTTTGATTTCTGGTTAAATCTTTAGGTTTGTATGTATAACCATCAGCATATGCTTTAAATGCCACTACAAAACTAATTATAATTACTGCTATAACACAAAAGATAATTCCTATTGTTTGCAATGTATCAAGAAATTCTTTTTGTTGTTGTCTTGCTTCTATTCTTTGTATTCGGCTTGCTTCTTTAGCTTCACTTATTCTATTGGCTCTTTCAGAAATAATTTGATCCCATGTTGATGGATAACCTGCTTGTGTGGGAAATCTAAGATTGATTATTTGCCTTAACTCGGCTCTTTTTTCTTCTAACAATTTCATGTTAATAAAATCATCTGCTGACTTTTCCACAGAACCAAACTGTTCAGCAATAGACATACCTTTACCTTTACTTTTATTCATCTGGTCAGCACCAGTAAAAAAGCCATCAATTTGTTTTGCTATACCAGAAATGTCATTTACTGTTGATATATTTGATTTTATAAATTCAACGGATTTTTGAACTAATGCTATGCCTGTGAGTATTTCAGCAACGACCATATTGCTCTATCTCACAAGTAAACCTATTAATAATAATACTATGGCTGAAACAGAAGAAATCATATAAACCTCTATCCTCTTGATGCGTAAGATGCTTTCTCTCCACCTCTCATCAGAAACAGCTATATGTTTTTCTAAAGTTACATGAATTTCTTGTAAAGTTGGTTTTGCCATTTAACTCGCCTTTGAATCTTCCATTCTTTTAATAGTTTCATCATTTTGTAAAGATAATAACAGGTCTTTTTTATAAACTTGTTTTGCTTTTTCATAAATATCAATTTTTCTTACTAATAAAGCTAATTGATTTATTTCATTTTGACAAAAACTTATTTGATCTATTAAGGCTTTCTGGTCATCTTTTAGGTTTTCTGTTGAAAATTCTTTTCCATCAATACTAAGAATGTTTGATTTTTGTTCACTCATTACCAAGATACTCCTGTTGCTGTAATAGGTGTCTGTGCTTCAGATATTTGATTTGATACGTTCAACTCAGAATTAGCTATGCCATCTGCACCTAACTTGTCTTTAACAAATTGTATTGCATCTGCTTCTGCTACAGAACTAAATGCCTTAAATGTCTGACTGCCAAGTTCAACACTAACAGTTTCACTCATAGAGCCAGTATGTGCTGTGCCATCCACTGTTTCTGTGCCATCAAGTTGGTATCTTATTTCTGTTATAACATCAGACTTATCGCCCATTGTTATCTGTCTTTCCATGTCAACTATTGACCATGTATATGTTATTGCCATTATGCGTTCTCCCTATATAGCCGATATGATAAAGGCTAATAATTCACTGTACCTTATACCTAATCTAGTTCTTTCTGTGTAGCCTTCGGTAGCTTCTTGTTTGGTATCTATATATGTGTAAGCATCTTTAGCTTCTATACCTTTTTCTTCATTTGCTTCTACTGCATCTACAGTCATTTCTTTTTGCCACCAAGTATCTGAACAGAACATTGCATACTTACTTGCATCTAAACTTTCTGCTGTAAAAGCATCTTGTAAGTCTTGTGCTATAATACCAAAGTGAGTTCTTGCATCATCACCTTTTTCTGCAACCTTATCTTTCCATCTAAACTTTCTCATAAGACCTTTAGCAACAACAGCAACTCGTTTTTCTGCATCTGTTGGTTCTTCTATGTCTTGTTTATCATTTCTATCTGATGTTTGTATTGTGCCATTGGTTGCCCTTACGTCATCAAATCTATAAGAAGGGTGTCCTAAATCCATAACATTATCTTCTAACGCTCCACTTTCATTAGTTGGTATTAATTCTTGGTCAGACACAGAAATACCTGCTCCTCTATTACAAGTAAAGTACATATTACTTGAATCATCTACACCTATTTTTCCTCTTACACCATTGTCTTTTCTAAACTCAATATAATCACCATTGTCGGAAGTTCTGTTTATAAATATAGCTGTATTGGATGCTCTATTCAAAGCTATTGTTCCAGATGCTTCAAGTTCAATTCCTGAAACATTTGAAGTGTTGCTAGTTTTTCCTATCAATAAAGTACCTGCACCAGACATATCAAATCGTGCCGCTTCTATAGTAGAACCACCATCATTACCTGCAAAAATTATATCTCCATTACTCTGTAAATTTGCAATTTTTCCATTTGTACCATCACTTGAAAGGAAAAGGTCAGCACCAGAACCAAGTTGAATGTTATTGTTATCAGCAATTTTAATATCATGACCAAATATAGCAGTACCTGCATCTGACATATCAAGTCTCATAGCTTCTATACCACTACTAGCATCATTTCCTCTGAAGATTATGTCTTTATCTGAAACACTACTTTGAATTACAAAATCTGTACTATTATTTTGAAGTACCCCAAATTGTGTGTCACCATCTACAAGTCTTACATCACCACCATCTGCATTTAGAAAAATATTTCCAGCAACATCTACTGTTAAATCACCACTAGACAAATCAATCTCTGTGCCATCTATGGTTATGTTGTCAACAATAAGAGCATCAGCAGTTAGATTTCCGTTAATTGTTAAACTTTCAATATTGTCATTAGTTTGATCTAAGGTAAAAAGAGAAATAAAAGCATCATTAGCTTCATTTCTTATTTTTAAAATATTATTGGTTGCATCATACCATAACATATTTGCGTATGTGGTAGAAGGTGCTGACGTTCCAGAATTTGTTGAACCCAATGCCTGTAAAGCACTATTTAAATCAGTCCTAAAAGATGCGAACCCTTGGTTGGCTATTGCTAAATCATTTTGTGACATTTATAACTCCTAACTTACTAATTCACCATATCCTCTAGCAACATAATCAAATGTTCTATTAACTGTTGCATTGGAACTATTAAAAAACTCAATCGTAAATCCTGTAGCACTTTTATTTGTTATAGCATAGTAATCTCCACTTGTTAAGTTCTGTGCTGAAATTCCTACACCTTGAAGAACTTTAAACGCAGGGGAATAAGTAATTGCTTTACCACTTGTACTTGTACCACTTGCTATATCGGCTTCTGCTACAACTCTATCTGGCATATCTACAGTAACCGATAATGCTGAAATTTGGTGGGTTGCTGTACCTTTTGTGCTTGTCATTTGGACTTTAAATTTATATGCCCTTGCTTTATAATCACCAACAAAAAACTTTCTAAAATCTGTGTATGTAGGTGAACCAGATGGGTCACCTTCTGTGGTAGCAACTAATAATTCTGAATTCGTATCATCAAATTCTGATGGGTCACCATCAAAATCACCATCTCTATCATCAAAATTACCTGTGGCACTATCAAACAAATCAACAGAACTAAAGTTTGCAACATTCATATTTGCTGTAACTCGGCTTGTATAAACAGAACCTAAATCAATATGTGTATCAAATTCATATGTCCCAGAACTAGCAATATTACCTTGTCCTGCATCAAATAAACCACTTGCATCATCAAAGTTACCTGCAACACTATCAAATAGATTAGATGTACCTAATTGAAGTTTATTATCCACAACTACAGTATTTGTTTTTGTTCCTGCAAAACTAGGACTTTGTGTAGATGTTGCAACTAAATTTAAACCTTTTATACTTTCAATTATAGCAACTTTATTAACAGCATTTCTTGAAGGATTACCCACTTTATCCACAGCTTTAATAAAATATGTGCCTGTCATAGCAGGAACTATTACAGTATTTGCAGGTCTTGATACTTTATCAGCTAAATCAACTGAATTTGCATATGTCCCCCCACTTGTTTCCCTGCAATGCCTTATTCTATAATGTGATAAATCTAAATCTGAAACTGGTGTCCAACTTAAATGTGCTTCTGTTCCAATAATATTTACACTAAAATTAGTTACATCTTCTGGGGGTTCTGTTTTACCTACTACTTGGTGTTGAGAAGTTGCAAACGCAGAACGACTAACAGAAGTAACAGACCTTGCTCTAACATCATAAATTACATTATCTTCAACATTAACTAATTCAAATTGTGATGAACTTCCACGACCTAAGTTTATAAACACGGAATCGGTTGACCTTTTAGCTTGTACCTCAAAATCTGTAATAAATCTATCTGTGGCTGTAACATTAACTAATAAAACTGCTATAGCTTCTTCATTTCTTGATCTTAGTTCATCTACTACTGAAACTGTTGGGGTTTGCACATTAAATGGATTAGGTAAAGTTGTGTCTATTATTTCTTCTAATGGGTCTTGTGTTCCAAAAGTATAATAACTATCTTGATGTTCTGATAAACTTAAACTAACAGAATGATCTGCATTTAAAGTCAAACCCTGCACTCTAAAAGGCTTTGCAGAAAATGCAGGTGTTGCGTGTGTAATATTCACAATATCACCAATGGATAAATCTAATGCTGTTGCATCTGCTTTTAATGAAACATTTAAACTAGACCTTGACCTTCGTAATATTATTTCAGCCATTTCTTGTGCTTGAAATCTATTTGTAAACATAGAAAAATCAAATCTTCCTTCTAGCAATAAACCACCATCTTCGGCTAAAAGTGTTGCGTGTCTGTCTGCTTCAACTATTAATTCTGGGTTTTCTACAGCAGGAGGAAATTGTGTTGAATCCGATTGATAATTTTTATCTGGGTTAATATAATTCACAATTACACGATTATATCTGGAGTTTTTGTTTTTACTTAAAACTGTAATACCACCTAATATATTATCTTCTGTTAATGTTATTGATGCAGAACCACTTGATTCAACTAATATTTTATATTTGCCAGATGAAAAGTTTAAATAAGACCTTGAACCCCTTACTAAGTCTTTTACATTATCTATAGCTTTTTTTGATGTATCTATAGCTATATGACTATTCATTAAATCAATAGTATTTGCAGATACAGGGTCACCAAAACCAATACCAAAAGCATTAATTAAAAATAAATCCCCCCCTAAAGGTTCAATTTGTGTATCACATACATCACTTGCTGTTTGCCAATCTGCAAAATTACTATCAAAATAACTATCAGCTATACCCATTCCAAATCTATCATTTCTTAAATAATCTAATAATTGCAATATTGGGTTGTCTGAATATGCCCAAGTTGAACTATCATTTTGTCTGTGGCTACCACTCCCACCAGTAACAGTTCCATCTAAATTGGGGTTATATACCTTTCTACCTTTAATTAAGGCTTGTACGTTTGGTATAGAGCCAAATTTATCTGCGTTCCATTCAAACCTTAAAGCTATATAAGCCAAACCTTGCAATTTATGTAGTGATGACCAAGTATTGGTTTCTTGCAATAAAGAAGATGAAGATTGTGTATCTGAACCAAAATGTCCTTCTACAGTTATTAAACTTTGTGATTCATCTGTGTCATAAAAGTTTTGATCTGAATTTGTTACAGTTCTTTGGACATTATCGGATATTACACCAGATAAATTTACCCTTTTATCATTAACATAAAGACATGTTATTTCATCAATTTCGCCTTCACCTAAAACTAATGCCATATATAAATATTTATTATCATCTCCAAAAGTTTCTAAAAAAACAACATTACCACCAACTTTCCTTGTTCCATAAATAATAGGTATGTGAGCATTTGCACTAATTTTGTTTACTAAAACACCCTGTGCATTTCGGTCTGAATTGTTATCGCCAAAATCTGGAATGTCTGGCATAGGTATTAACCAACCTATAACATCTTCTATTATATCCTCTATGCCATCAACAATATCGTCTATAATATCAATAATATCTTTGATAGGATTCCAACCACCCATTAGATTAACCTCCAGTTACTACCCATATGTTTAAACCCTAATTTTTCAAAAACTGGGTCTACACCTAAACCAGATGTAATAGATAAAACTATTGGCAAATCTTCTGAACCTTTTTTTACAGTATTAATTAAATTTTTTACTAATTTATAATTTCTGAAATCTTTTTTAACATAAATTAATTGTATTTGCATAATTTGGCTTTTACTAAAAAAATATTCAGATTTATTAAACATACAACAACCAATTAATTTGTCTTTGTCTAAATCATTAACTAGAATTATTTTCCCTTTTTCTAAAATAGTATTAATAAAATATTTTAATTTTTTGATATCAATTTCATCTGGGTATAAATCAACTAAATCTGTATTTTTATATTCAACTAATAAATTATATATTTTTTCAATATCTGTTTTTTCTGCATAATATAAATGGGTACTTGTCATTCTCTACCCCACTTAATATCACGAACTGTTAAAGCTGAATAATTCATACCTATATCATCACTAAAAAATCTTTGTTGTGAATTATTGGTGGTACTTCTGCCACTCGTTTTGCTAAAATTACCCCAATGTGAACTAATTATCAAAACTAAAGTTGCTGTTGATGTATTATCGGATATTTTAAATTCATCTATAGTGCCATAAAACAATAAAAATGGGTCTGCTATTAATGCCAAACTAGAATTTAAATAACCTTGATAAATAAAAACATTATCATTTATAATATTCTCGTTTAATGCTAGTGCTACATACGTTTGATCTACAGCAGAAAGACTTAATGACAAACTATTCTTAGTTGGTGCGTTTGTTTCTTGAACCCCTGTAATACCCCTTAAATGCCCATTAGATAGGTATGTTCTTGATGTTCCAGATATACTAGATGTTAAATCAAAACTCGCATTAGTTAAATATATCGGTGTTGAAAGACCTATTTCCACTAAAATTACTGGTTCTATTATCCCAGTAGCTAGTTCTGTTTTTACTGCACTTGTTAAACCCCTAGCCATTTACAATGCCTCTATAACATCAAACTCATATGTAAATAATAAATTACCTTCATTATCATTTTGACCTGTTGCAAATTCTTGGGCATCACTTGTTAAATGAACATTAAATGGAACTGAATCATAAGTAACAGAACTATCATTTGCTAAAGCAGTTCTTAAAGGTGGCTCTATAGTAATTGTTGAAGCATTACTTGAACTTGTTGCATCTTCAACAACCATATAAACCTTATCATGTGCAAATTTTATTAAATCACCTGCTTTTAATCTACCTGCACCATCACCTGCAAAACCATCTATAGCTATTGTGGTATCGGCTACAGCATGAACCCCATTTACTAGCAATGTATTAGTTTCATTGCCCTGTGCGTTTAAATAACTTGGGAATGTCACAGTAAAGTTTTCTTGTCTTGATCTTTGTTTCATAATAAATGCCATGATAGGTGCAAATTCTGACCTTTTCATAGGTGGATATTGTACTGTAAAACTAAACTTCTGACCTTGAATTTGCCTTCTAAAAGTCTTTCCACTATCTGTTTGAGATAACAAAGTCTTTTGATTGCTCCTAAAATTAACAGCAGTAAAATTAGTATTTGGTAATGCACCACTCATATTATCGCCATCTTACCTTTTTCGTTAACAGCACTATTAATCATATTTACTATAGTACCTCTTGAATTTACTAATAATTCATTAAATCCTCTAGCATCAACTGTGCTTATATTAAAGTTTACTGTTACAGCTTTACCCATGTCACCTAATTTACCATTCGGCACTACATTTGATGCTCTATCTGGGACAACTAATTCTGCTCCTGCTTCTCCGACTAAATAAGGTTGTCCTTGATTCATACGACCACCTTGTTTACGACCTTGATATTTTTGTGACATTATTGTGGCAATTTGAACTGCACCAAAAGCACCTATTGCTATAGCTAAAGGTATATTACCACTTGATAAAGCTTTAGTTACACCTGTAGCTGTATTCATAATGCCTTCTGCTATATTAAAGGCTTTATTTAATGCAAAAGCTTGTTTATTGCTTTTTGCCATTTCATTTAGACCTTCCCTACCTACTTTTACTGCCAAATCAGTTTTTGCTTTACCAGACATTTTTTCTAAATCTATTTCACCTGCCTTGCCAGATTTTATTAAATTAAAATTGTCATTAAATAGTTTTTTCTGAATTTCCATTTCTTTTTGTGCTGTTTCATGAGCAAGAGTAATTCTATCATCTGCACTAATTCTTCTTAATTCAGCTAATAGTTCGTCTTGCTCCATAATTGCATTAATTTTATTTGTAAAAGCTTGTTTTTCAACATCAGCTTCTAGTTTTGCCATTTCATTTAGACCTGCTAATTTTTCTTCTTTTGAAAATGTATGTTCAAATGAACCCATAATTGCATCTTGACCTAACATAGTGCCGTCAGTCACTTTTAATTTTTCGTCATTTAACTTTTTAACTGCATCTGTTTGTGCTATTATTGCACCCGTATTTATGGCTCTTATTTCTGAATCTAAAGCAATATGACTTTGACTTAGCTTATATTGTGCTATTTCTTTATCTACTGCTTCTATTTGTTTTTCAAATTGCTCAATAGTAGTTTTGCTAGTGAAAGTTCTGTTCTTCTCGGCACTATCTAATGCTTCTAAAAGCATCTGTTTCTTTTTAAACAATTCATTAAGTTTTTTCATAGGGTCTACTGCTTTAGCATTGGCATCACTAAGCATTGATATACTTGTACCTAATGCTAATAAAAAACCTACTAAGTTAAGTTTTGATAGCCTAGAAAATGCAACCAAAGCAACTTTAGCTTTTCCAATATTGATTGCTAATGTAAAAAATGCTCCTGCCAACTTAAAGACAATAATACCCATACCTAATGCTTTTAGCACTTCAAAATTATCTTTTAAAAAGGCTACCGATTCACCTGCAAAAATTACTGCATCTGACAATCCTTTTCCCACAGATTTAGCTATATCATCAATGGTTTTTTGATTGTCTGCTAGAGCCTTGTCTAATGCACCAAATTCTTGTTTTAAACCAACAAAAAAACTTTCTGCTATTATCTTTTGAAAGTTGAAGAACTTATCCCCAACCATTGAAAGAGTACCCTCTAGGGTTTTGGCTAGGTCATTTGTAGCACCTGCCATTGTTCCATTTTTACCAAAAACTCTTTCAAATGCTTCTTCTGTTTCTTTTGCTGATACTTTTGCACCTGCACTAAAACCTAATAAATCCCTAACACCTCTTTCTCTAAATATATCAGCACTAGCTATTCCTGCTGAAAATGATCTTGATATTTGTTCTGATGCTGTTCTAAAATCTAACCCAGTAACAGATGCAACATTACCAGTAATTTCAAGCATTTTGGCTAATTCGTTTGCATCTTTAGATACAATCGCTAAACTTCCTGCACCTGCTTGAATTTGCTCTAAGCTAAAAGGTACTTTAGATGCAAACTTTGACATTACATCAAATGCTTTTGCACCCTCCTCAACACTACCAAATAAAAATTTTAATCTAATTTGTAATGATTCAACTGATTTACCAACATCTATAAAAGACTTTATGGCAACCCCTGCACCTAAACCAATTAGGGCATTTTTTAAATTGAAAACTGAACTTTTAAGACCATCTACACCTTTTGTAGCAGAATTCATAGCTTGTCTGGTCTTATCTTTAGCTACAATATCTATATTTACTTGTTTTGTTGCCACTATCTTTGAGCCTTTGCTAGTCTTTGTTGTCTTTCATGTTCATCATTTTGAATTTGAAAGTATGCTAACCACATATTAAACTCATCTACTGACATTTGCAAGATTTCGGAAACAGTCTTGTGTAGCTTTTCGGCTAACCCAAAAATATTATGTAATTCTACATCATTTCTAAGTTTTTTTTATTATCTTCAATATCTGTGTTTCCAGTTCCCATTATCTTTGTGGCAACATCTGCAATAACATTAGTATCAGCTTTAGTTTTAAATGCTAAAACATGACTTCCATTAAACATTTTATTACCATCTTTTGTTAATGCCTTTTCTATAATAACATCAATCAAAACAATTAAATCTGTGCCACTAGCACCTTTGAAAATCTTTTGTTTTTCAAGCATATTGAAAGGTTTACAAAATATAGCTTTATCGCCTACTAAATCCCACTCTGGCACTTCAATTATTTGAGTGTCGAGGGTGCTGAAATGATCTCTAATACCATCAAAATAATCAATTTTATCTGTCATTTAAACAGTACCGATAGTAAGACCACCATTGCCTTGTACTGATACAGTTCTAGTTGTAACACCATCTAATGTAACACCTACTGACATTCCAGTTACAATACCAGTTCCAGAGAACTTTCTATCTCCAGAAGCATTACCCTCTGGTAAAAATGCAAATGTAAGTTCTGCACCTTGTACTAGATTAGTTTGTGCTGTATCTGTTTCATCAAAGTTCATATCAATACTTGCTGTATAAGTACCCCTACCAACTATGAAAGATTTCATTGAATTACCTAAAGGTGTATCTTCAACAACGTCTTGGGTAGTATCTACTGTGAAACCAGTCGCATTACCTAAAGTATCACTACCTATAGTAACAACTCCCTCTTTTCCATGATGTGTAGCCATTTATAACTCCTTATCGTTAGCTTCATTAGTTTCTTTTATTTTTTCAGTTTTTTTAACAACTGCTTTTTCATTTCCTATAGTAAACCCATTTTTCTTAAAATGCTCTACATGGTCTTCTGAACATTTTATAATAGTTTCGCCTTTTTTCATAGTAACATTTTTAGCCATTATGCACTCCCTCTAGTAAATTCATAAATAACCCTTGCTGTTATTCTTACACCACCATAAGGATAAATTGTACCCTCGTCTGATGATACTTCTATTATTTGGGTATCTATAGCATTACCATTTCTAGTTATATCATTATCTAAAGTTTCTTCAACAACTTCTATAATTTGATTTCTAACAGTATCTATATTTGTTGTTGTACCTTTACCAAAAGCAACTATTAAAAAATCTATTGTACCTCTATAAGAACCTGCTCCAGTATCGCCTATGCTTAATACTTCCCTTGTTTCATCACCACTTTGAATAAACATTGCAGGAAACTGGGCATCACTTAATTCTTCAACTTCAAAAGGTTCTCTAGTAATCTTTTTAAACTCAATAGGACTTGTAACAGCATCAAGTTTAGAAATTATATCACTAGCTATGTTTTCTCTTTTGCTCATAATCTCATTTCTTTAAAATAGAAATTCTGAAATTCTTTTATTATTTTATCTTCTTCTTTGTTACCTATAGCAAAAAAAGGTCTTTTTGTCTTTCTTTTACCTACTCCAAAACTATCATGGTAACTAGCAATTTTTTCTCTTTCCTTATTTGCAAAGAATAATGTGCTTTTTAATCCACCAGTTTTGAAGTCTAAACTCCTAAACATTTTGCCACTATCGGTTAAATCAACAGAACCTGTTTGTCTACCCCTCTTTTTTCGGCTTCTAACAGTAGAAGGTGCATATGATCGCATATTACCCCCATCTGGAAGTTTCCCACTTTGTGTCCTCTTTGTAATCATTAATATAGCCATATTAGAAACTCTATTAAGTGATTTAGTTATTACTGCCTTTTGTTTTCTACTAATTTTCTTTAGTAGATTAGTTATTTCTATAGAATTTACGTTAACTTTGACATCAACTGCCATTATCTGACTAATCTTAAATAATGTAATGCTTCTTTTTCACTATCGCTAACAGTACCCCCACCATCTTCATCATATTCAACACCATCTCGCAGGATAGCTTGGAATTCTTCTTCATATCTATCTCTATAGAAATCTATTTGAACTTGGAATGTGTCTTTGCCCTCGCCTGTGTCTGGGTCTTTCCATTTAGTTAAAATTGGATAAGCATATTTCCATAAAGTCAAATAAACAACTGATTGTGTCCATTGTGAATTAGTTAGTTTGCTATTAGTCATTTCAACAGATGTAATCTTAGTAATATCTTTGTATCTGATTTGGTGTCTATATCTTTCCCACCATTCTTCCCTAACTCGCCTAAGAACATCATTTTCAGCAAATTGTAATTGATCGCCAAAATCAGAAACCCCAAAACCTAGAATATCTGGTTGTATCTTTTGTAAATTAGCATTAGCAACTGCAAATTCAGATGTAGCCATTTATGTGTCCTTTTTTTGGGATTTTTTATTTTCTTCTGGTTTTTGCCACTCACTATCAACTTTTGGTTGTGGCTTTGGTTGTGCTTTAGACTCAACGTAAGGTTTCCACCCTCTTAATGTCCAAGTCTTTAAATTAGCTTCATAATCAACTTTAGTTCTTTCGATAATTTTATTTCCGTTAGTTAATTTCATAATTACCTCTTTCTTGTAGTAAGGTGAGGGATTAACCCCCACCCTAAAGATTATATTATTATGATATTATGCTTAAATTC